CACCCAAGTAATTCAAAGACCGCTGGCGGTGGCGGCGGTGCTGGTGGCGCTGGTGTACCCGGACAAGGCGGAAGTCATGGAGGTTTGGGTGTATTTTTACCACAATTTTCCGCACCTATTCTCTCACCAGTAATTGGGACAAATACTGACTTGGGGAATGTAATTGGACCTGCTGGTTTTTATGGCGCTGGTGGTGGTGGCGCAGTCAAATCTGAGATGCCCGGTCCGTTCCCGTACGATTACCACTATCTTCGAAGAGGGGGTGGTGGTCCCACAGGTGCTGTAAACTTGCCGTATGATTTTAATGGACGGTATGGGTATGGTCATGGCGCATTGTATTATCCATCTGGCGGCACCCAAGGTGCCCACTCTGGTGGTGGTGCCGGTCATGGCGGCGGCGGTCATGGCATCGAAGCCGGTGCCAAGGGTGGTAAAGGTATCGTCATTATTAGATATCTTAAAGCTTAAAACATTAACACTCAATATTACTTCAAAAAGGGGAGGATTTAGTCTTCCCCTTTTTTTATAAATATAACGCAACCAGTATAAGAGGTCACTATGGCAAAACCAACATCAAGAGAAGCATTCAAGCAATACTGTCTTCGCAATCTCGGTTCTCCTGTCATCGATATTAACGTAGACGATGAGCAGTTAGAGGATAGAATTGACGAAGCATTACAATACTATCGTGACTATCACTATGATGGTACGATTCATGATTATATGTCACACCAAATTACGGCTGATGATATTGCTAACAAATACATTCCTATCGCTGAGAACATTCAAGGCATCGTTCGTGTATTCGATATTGACGACACGGGTGTTGGTGCATCAAGTCTATTCAACGTGCGTTATCAGATTCATCTAAATGATCTCTATCAGTTTTCAAGTGCTACCTATTCTGGATATGTCAGTGCATTGACAAACATTGCTACCATGGAAGAAATCTTTGTTGGCAAGCAACCAATCGACTTCAACCGCCATGTAAACAGATTATACATTCGTATGGACTGGGATGAAATCACAGTCGGTCAATACATCGTCATCGAAGCCTATCGAGCAACAGATCCAGATTTATACACAGACGTGTGGAATGACAGATGGTTGCTTCGCTATGGTACGGCACTGTTTAAAAGACAATGGGGCGAGAACCTTTCTAAGTTTGCTGGCGTACAACTTCCTGGTGGTATCACACTTGATGGTCCAAGAGTTATGTCTGAAGCACGAGAAGAAATTCAAAAACTCGAAGAAGAAATGATCGCAAGTTACAGTCTACCAGTACACGATATGTCAGGATAATGAAATGGCTGTCAATCAGTATTTTAATCATTTCAATTATGGGCGTGAGCAAGACCTCGTAGAAGATTTAACGATTGAGTCTATCAAAATCTATGGTCACGATGTTAAGTATGTCCCACGCACCATCGTAGCACGAGACAATCTGTATGGTGAAGACCCATTATCTTCATTCAACGATGCTGCTGATGTTGAGATGTATATCAAGAATGTTGAAGGGTTTGAAGGTGAAGGTGACTTGCTATCACGTTTTGGTTTACAGATTCGTGATGAGATTACCTTCACGATTGCTCGCAAACGCTTTGACCAAATCAGATCAGAGAAGTTGATGACAGAAGTTGGCTACAACCTTCTCATGGAAGATGCAAGCACAACTACACCATCACGGCAGTTTCTAACAGGCAATCACGAAACCGAGTCTATCGTGCTTGAAGAAGGCACAGGCGATGGGTATGCTATTACGTCTAACAGACCAAACGAAGGTGATTTGATTTACTTTCCAATGGTAGATAAGACGTTTGAGATCAAGCACGTCGAACACGAATCACTGTTCTATCAGACAGGCAGACTTCAGACATACGACTTGCGGTGTGAGTTGTTTGAATACAGTTCTGAAGCAATCGACACGGGTATCACTGAGATTGATGAGATTGAAGATAAGTTCAGTCTCAATATCCTTGACAATGAACTATTGCTAGACGGCGAAGATGGTTCATTGCTCGCAGAAGATGGTGGCAGTTTGATGCAGGAATATACAGTCGAAGCAACAGACGCACAAGCCAATAATAATTTGTTCACTGCTGACATTCTATCAGGCGGCATCGTTGATTTCTCTGAAGATGATCCATGGTCGGAGGGTACATTCTAATGTTTGGATATTTCTCACATGGTCTAATGCGTAAGTATGTCATTGTCTTTGGAAGTATGTTCAACGACCTTACGATTCAACGTAACAATGGCAGCAGTCGAGTGCAGACACTTGCTGTGCCTATTGCCTATGGACCAAAGCAAAAGTTTCTGGTAAGACTGGATACTGACCCTAATCTAGATAGAGAAATTGCTATTTCGCTCCCACGTTTAGGTTTTGAGTTGACGGGTATCAATTACGATCCAATTAGAAAGTTAAACTCAACGCAGAAAAACTCATTCGTATTTTCAGATAAGACTTTGCTGAGAACACAATACACACCAGTGCCATATAATATCGATTTCACATTATCTATCATGGTAAAGAATGCAGATGATGGTACACAGATCTTAGAACAGATTCTACCATACTTCAAGCCAGAGTGGAATATGTCAGTCAATATTATGCCTGATATGGATATCTCAATGGACATTCCAACGGTGTTAAATAGTGTGAGTTTACAAGACTCTTACGATGCAGACTTCATGTCTCGCCGTGTTTTAATGTGGGATCTAAACTTCACAATGAAGGGTTATCTATATGGTCCTACTACAAACTCTGGTGTGATTACAAGAACACAGGTAGATTTCTATGCTAACACAGCACCAGACACAGAGAAGAGCAGTCGAGTGGTTATCGTTCCTGGTCTTACCGCTGATGGTCTACCAACATCAAACAGTGCAGCGTCCATTCATCGTAGTCTAATCGATTCAGACGATGACTATGGTTTCGCTGCCAACACATTCTTTTATGGGTGATAGTCATGGGATTTAACGATAAGATGGGTGAGTTGCTTGACGTGGATTCTACATTACAAGAAGTCCTACCACCTGACAATACGAATAAGGACGTAGAAGATGATTACGATTATGCACGGCGTAATCTGAGAGATCTTATTGACTCTGGTATGGGTGACTTAGATAGGGTGATGGAGATTGCTAGACAAAGCGAATCACCAAGAGCCTTTGAAGTTGCTACCAATCTAATGAAAACGCTTACTGATACTAACAAAGATCTTCTTGAATTGGCAAAGAAAAAGAAAGATTTAACGCAAGAGAAAGACAAACCTTCAGCACAAAATATTACCAATAATGCTTTGTTTGTCGGTTCAACTGCGGACTTGCAGAAACTAATCCAAGGAAAAGACGATGGAACCAGCAACGATATCTAGCCTGTCATGGGAAATGACGGATGCAATATTACCATGGGTAGCAGTTTTAATCTCTGTTATCATTGCTATCATGTTCAAGGACTTCGCAACAAGTCTGTCAAAGGGTATTGCGTTTCAGTTCGATAAAGCATTCAACGAGGGTGATAAGGTTTTACTGGACGGTGCCGAGGCAACCATTCTAAAGATTGGTATGCGACAAACAGTCTTTGGCGTATACAGCGACCGTGGTTACGTCTGGCGATATGTACCCAATGAGCGTATTCTGTATCTGAAACTCGAAAAGGTCATTGATGCAGAGTTACACAAGGATACTGAAGAAGAGAAGGGCATTCGTATTCAGCGATTGATTGACGCTGCCCAGGACGCTCATATTCAAAAGAATGAAGAATTTATCAAGAAAAATAGAGAAGAGATTGAAAAATTGAAAAGTGAGAAATAATGTCTGATGCCTATTTGTCCAATCCCAATCTGAAAAAGGTTGGGGTGAATATTGAATTCACACAAGACCAGATTCAAGATTATGTAAAATGCGCCAAAGATCCGATTTACTTCATCAAGAGGTTTGTCAAAATCGTCCATGTTGACCATGGATTGATTCCTCTTGACCTGTATGAATATCAAGAGCGGATGATTAATACATTCAATGAAAATCGGTTTGTTATCACAAA